TTGGAAGTCTCCAATGATTTTAAATTGCTTGTCTCCGTTGACACGAAGCTTGTAGCTGTCTCCAATGGGAAAGGCTAAGTCATCACCTCTCCATCCAACACCATAACGCACACATGTGTCCTTATTGATCTTCCTGTCGGACAAATCTGTGCTGAATATGCTCTCATGCTTCACAGGAGCCTCTGTAAGCGACGATTGTGTCTTAGGCAATACGTCCCTACCATCTGGAGGTGTTCTGGAGCCACAAGCGAAGCATGTTCCCCATCCTTTGTCATCGACAGCGTAGGCATCTGACGATGTACACTTCGGACATTCCATGTTGTATTCAACAAAAGCCATTATGCGTCCTCGCTTCTATCTTCAACTAAGGATTTATATATCACAACATGATCTTTCAACATGTCGTGTAAGTCATATAACATACCAAGCTGAATTTCTAAATCCTTCAACACTGGATCGTCTTTAGGATCTGGATCATAACAATGATCTGTAAGCCGTCTACACAATTCAAGCATCAGCGTGTAGGTGTTTATATCTTTCATGCTATCTGTTCTCCAAGTAGAAAAGACAATTCTCTATGCTTTGTAGCTCGTGTTCATCTTGAACATAATCTATCATCTTAGCCAGGAATTCTTCCAAGCCCCAAGAATGGACGTATTCAGCATTAACACACATAGACATGTGTAATGCCATCTCTTGTGCTGCCACTTCCATATCGTGTTCACTCATAAGCACCTCTTAAAATAACACTTGACAAACGTAAAAGTGTTGGTATAATTATATACATGTATACACATCTACAGCATGTTACATATAAAGAATTATTATTTATATTCCTGTAATACATATACATGTTTACACATCTACATTATTAACATCATTAAATAATAATTCTTCTTCTAATATATCATTGATATGTAATAGATTATTATTCTCTATTACGTTTACATCATCACGTATATGTTTGTAACACTCTGTACACATGTCTATGTATTCACCAGTGTGTACAGATTTACGAGAGCTTTCAAAGTCTGTTAAAAGTTTGTTACAAGCAATGCAGCGCATATGTTATTTTTCCAATGTTAATATCATAGACGGAGTGTAACAGCCTTCAAAGTATATTTCAACATGATTGTTGACAATGGCGTATCCATCCTGGTATAGCACCTTCAACGTTTCATCGGCATATTTACGTCTGATTTCATTCTGTGTTAACATTCTGATTGACACAGCTTCTCTATCAAATTCTATTACGTATTCCATGTGTCCATTCCTCTATTGCGTCTTCTAATTGTGTGTAGTGTACCGATGATGGCATTGGTATGCCTGGTTTAGGCGTAAGCTGTTCTGCTATCATCTTGTATCTGTCATATTCAATGTAATCATCACGCATGTCCGCTTCATGTGCAAGGAAAACAGCCCATAGATATGCACATTCCCCTTTGAGTCCATGTGTCACTGGGCATCTGTCAACATGTGGCAGCTTGTTCATTGTTCCAGTCTCCAAGGTTTTGTAATGCTCCAGTGTAAATATGGCACAGATCCTTTCCATTGTTTATTAAATTGTTTTGGATTGTATCTATACCGCCCTTGTATCAATGGCATATCCAATTCAAGCTTATCTGCGTTGTTGCGTACAAATTGCCTCACTGTTGTTGCATTACGTCCAACAGCATCGCCAATTTCTGTGGATGTGTGTCCCTTTGCTAACATGCGTCTAAGCGTTAACAAATCTTGTTCATTCCATGTCGCTCTAGGCATTAGAATATTTCCTCTCTGTACTCATCATAATCGCTGTAGTCCCTTTCGTCGATGTATTCTGGATTGTTGGTTTTTTCGCTTTCAATCATGCGCCAAATGTCACCATCCTTTGATAACATTGCAGTGATGTCAGGCGTGTTTGTTTCCTGTTCATCTACGGCGATGCTTTCCAATATCCAACTATCAGGAATTTCATTCCATCCGTTCTCGTAATACCAAATACATTCTAATGTGTACTGATTGTCGTTTTCATCCCACCAATATGCAATGTCTCTGTATTGTCCTGTATCCATGTCTCAAATCCTCTGTAACAGCCGTTTGCAGCCTATCTAGTACCCTAGTATTAAAAAGCCCCTACAATCGCTCACAGGGGTTTACAATGCGTCTGAGTGCTATTTATTTAGCATAAAGACATATTTACATTGCATTGTCGGGTGCTTGTATAAGCTGTATCGGCCTTTTACATATGTTTGTCCGGCGTTCTGGAACTTCTTGTAGTCGCATGAGTCAATAGTAAACCAATGTCCACGACTCATCGAATTAAACAATTCTCTATATGAGGATGTTTTATTTTGACGATTGCGCATGGCCGGTGCTTTGCTTGTGCGAATTTTTACGTTTAAGTTTTTCATTTTTACACTCCAGTGTTGTTTTCTATTGTGGACAGCTTCCACAGACATAGACAGCGAGGGACACTGTCTATGTTTCGTCCGGTAGCTAGTCGGACTCTTCAGTGTGGCGTTTCTTGTGCTCATAGTATTCTTGTTCGTTCCAGTCACACTTGAACACATACTTAGCAATTAATCCGCCTATGGCCATTGCTCCGACGAACATTAGCATGGCAAGTAGTAGTAGAAATAAATCCTGGATCATTATGCCACCTCTCTCATGTTGTTGTAATGCTTTAACGCTTTACGCCCTAAGTCGATTAATGCGTGCGCATCCTCTACTGTCATCTCATGATGTTCTGCAAACAATTCAACGGTTAGATAGTTGTTCATCCACTCGACATATATGTGTCGCAATAATTGATTGCATGATGCACCCGTAAATCCATGGTCTGTTAGTACTACTGATTGTTTCATTGTTTACGTTCCTAGTTGAAATTTTGCATTGTTGTGGTGTGTTTTAGTTTTTGCATCTTGATCACTTCGCATATATAAGCGTCTTCACCTTTTGCCAGTAATTGTTGCTCCATATGTTCTGCTTGATAAATATCAAGATCACGATATACCTTGTACAGTTTGCCATCGTTGCCAATGTGATTTACTTGATAAGTTTTCATTGTCTCACTCCCCAGTTTTGTACAGACAGTCGTTTAATGCTGTCGCATAAATACAATATGCCATTGTACACATTGTTTGATCCATGTGTATGAACTCAGCACACATGTCTTCAAACATGGCTTGTGCTTCCATATATAGGCTATACTTTTCATTGCGAATCATGTTCACAAATTCCCATGCATCATAGTAGTAAATGACAGCACGTACATTTTCCACAACTTCATGCACATGGTCGAGTGCATCGGCTAGGTCGTATTCGGCTTTGAGTTCTGTGGCCAAGTCGATGATTGATTGATTGAATTCGTTGTATGTAGTCATTTTGTTTACTCCGTTTCCGTTGTTGATGTGTACATCTTAGCGCATTAGTCACACCCTACAATTAGACATTAGTCTAGTGTGTATTTATACAGTGTTTGTGATGTATCAATTGCCGTATAAGCACCATCCCTACCTTTCACACTCCCCTCTTTTGACAGCCGTCGACACCGTACCAGGATCTGCAAACCGTTCGCATTTGGAAATGATTCGCATTTACCTGGAACAGTGTACGCACCATTATGGTGCATAAGTTATCCACAGGCTGTGTATAAACTATCCACATGTGTATAAGTTATCCACAAGCTGCAAACAGTAATGCAAACGATTCGCATTCGCTCCGTGCAAATCTAATTGCAAATCATTCGCATGCCGGGGGAGGGGGATTGTTTGTGTTTTTTATTTGTAGTACCCACCCCAACTTGCAAAAGAGTGAATTTAGCTAAAATAGGGGTAAATAGCGATAAATGTCACTAGAATTTGCACAGAATACATTAAAATACACCCTTGATTTTTAAAAAGAAACAGAATATATGTATTATTTCACTACTTGGGACGAAAAAAGGGCTTGACATGTCTATTTTTTTCTGTTACACTATTGACATCTTGTCACTACCGTGGTAAACGAGCATGTCATCTGAACAGAATGTGTCTACGCCTAAGAAAAGGGGACGTGGACGGCCGAAGAAATCTGAAATAGAAGCGAAGAAGGCCGGTAATAGAGGTGTTGTTGGAAGACCGCCTGGAGATGCCGCCCGCATTAATGAATTCAAGGCGAGGCTTCTTGCAACTTCGGGTGATAATGTAATAAATAAAATTATTCAAATTGCTCAGAATGATGAACACCCTGGACAGATGGCTGCATTGAAGATGTGCATGGACAGAGTGTTGCCATTGTCCTATTTTGAAAAGGATAAGGCTACAGGCGGACGTAGTAGTGTTTCCATCACCATCACTGGCATTGGCGGTGATACAAAGATTGTTGGTGAAGAGACACAAGAAGATATTGTTGATGTTGAATATGCTGAGGTAAATAGTGAGAAGTGAATTAATTGAAATGGTTAAGGAAGACTTGATTAAGCATGAAGGCTACAAAGAAGAAATTTATCTTTGTACAGCCGATGTTCCTACGTTTGGAATTGGACATGCAATTAAAGAAACAGATCCAGAATACACTTGGCCTATTGGAACGCCTGTTGAGAAAGAACGTATTGACAATGCTTTCTTGGAAGATGTACAGATTGCTATTAACGATGTCGAAGCGTTGTTTGAAGAGCCTTGGACAAAGCCTGACAAAGTACAACGTGTCTTGGTGAACATGGCCTTTAACATTGGACGTTCTCGCTTTGGTCGCTTTAAGAAAATGATTGGGGCTGTTAATGACAATGATTGGAATGAAGCTGCTAATCAAATGGTGGATAGCTTGTGGTATGCACAGGTTGGTAATCGTTCTATTGAATTAGAGAATTGGATGCGTAACGCATAACATGTCCGATTTAAAAGTGGAGCTTCTTCCCTGGCAACAGGAGGTAATGGAAGCAACAGAACGTTTTAAAGTGGTGGCAGCAGGGCGCAGATGTGGTAAGTCTCGCCTAGCCGCTTGGATGCTTATTATTAACGCATTACAGAGTAAGTCTGGACATGTGTTCTATGTTGCTCCTACACAAGGACAAGCACGAGACATTATGTGGAATGTGTTAATAGACCTTGCACATCCCATCATCACTGGTAGTCATGTCAATAACATGCAGATAAAGCTTGTTAATGGAGCCACCATTAGTTTAAAAGGTGCTGACAGGCCGGATACAATGCGTGGCGTTAGTTTAAAGTTTTTAGTGCTTGATGAATACGCTGACATGCGTCCGTCTGTGTGGGAAGAAGTGTTACGTCCTGCGCTTGCGGATCAGAAAGGACAATGTTTATTTATTGGAACGCCGAAGGGACGTAACCACTTCTACGAATTGTTTCAATACGCAGAATTTGAACAGGACGAAGATTACAAGTCTTGGCATTTCACTTCCTATGACAATCCTCTGCTTGATCCAACAGAGATTGACAATGCCAAAAAAAGCATGTCAAGCTATGCGTTTAGACAAGAATTCATGGCAAGCTTTGAAGCACTTGGTTCTGAGATATTTAAAGAAGATTGGGTGAAGATGTCTAATGACGAGCCTGATGACGGAGAATATTACATTGCCGTTGACTTGGCAGGCTTTGCTGATGTTGCTAACGCAACGAAAGGTAAGGGCAAGCGTCTTGACCAAACAGCCATAGCCATTGTCAAAGCAAACATGGATGGATGGTGGGTGGCTGATATTGTTCATGGACGTTGGGACATTAAGAAAACAGCACGTAAGATATTTGAGGCTGTACAGTATTACAAGCCTGTTGCTGTTGGTATTGAGAAAGGGGCATTACGGAATGCTGTTCTGCCATATTTGACAGACCTGATGAAATCAGGACAACGTTTCTTTCGTGTTGAAGAACTGACACACGGCAACAAGAAGAAAATCGACAGGGTGGTGTGGGCATTGCAAGGACGCTTTGAACATGGACAGATAACACTTGCAGAAGGTGATTGGAACACAGAGTTTTTAGACGAACTGTTTCAATTCCCCAATCCACTTGTACATGATGACTTGGTGGACGCATTAGCTTACATAGACCAATTAGCAAAGGTAAGCTACTACGTCGATTTTGAAGAAACAGAATTTGAAATTCTTGATCCTATCTCTGGATATTAACTTAGGAAACTACACATGGACTACGAAAATCGCTCAATGATGCTTGCAGGACTTGAAAACTGGGTGATGGAAAAATGTGATCGTTGGCGTGATCACTTTGAATCCAACTACGAGAGCAAGTTTGATGAATACTATCGTCTATGGCGTGGTATCTGGGATTCAGCAGATCGTATGCGTGAAAGTGAGCGTTCACGTATCATCAGTCCTGCCCTACAACAGGCTGTTGAAAGCTCTGTTGCAGAAGTAGAAGAAGCAACATTTGGACGTGGTAAGTGGTTTGATATTAAGGATGACAGAAACGATCCGTCTCCTGTAGACATCCAAGCCATCCGTGCACAGCTTGACGAAGACTTCCAACGTACAGGCATTCGTAAGTCTGTTGCTGAGTGTTTGATTAATGCAGCCGTGTTTGGCACAGGCATGGCTGAGATTGTCTTGGAAGAGACAACAGAAATGCGTCCAGATGTACAGCCGATTATGGACGGTGCAATGCAGGCGTATGGTGTAAGCGAGAAAGAACGATTTGTTGTCAAGCTTCGCCCAGTGTTACCACAAAACTTCTTGATTGATCCTGTAGCAACAAGCATTGAAGAAGCTCTAGGCGTAGCCATTGATGAATTTGTTCCTAAGCACATTGTACAGCAAGGAATCGAAGCAGGCATCTATCGTGATGTTGAACTTGAAACAACATACGGTGATACAGATTTAGAGCCAGACAAAGAACTGACAATGTACACAGACGACAAGGTGAGACTCACGAAGTATTACGGTCTTGTCCCACGTGAGTTGTTCATTGAAGCGTTGCTTGAGGGTGAAGACGACGAATACGTTGGCGATGATTCTGACAGTGAATACGTAGAAGCCATTGTTGTATTAGCCAATGGCGGTCAGTTGCTGAAGGTAGAAGAAAATCCTTAC